TGAGTGGGGTTACGGTAACATTTAATTTAACAACAGTAAGCGATTTTAACAACTGCGATTTCCCAATATGAGAAAATTAATTTTATTTTTATTAGTGTTTGTAAGCGCAAAAGTAAGCGCACAAGTTTATCAGGAAATGCCACAATATGGTTATCGTGCTAATCGTATGGCGTTTGATTCTACTTTACAGATACCAACTGTTTGCGGAGTGCCTACTTTAAAAAGTGTTGTAAAGACAAATAAAAACGGAGCGATTGCTTACGATAGTTGCAATGCTAAATTTTATGTTTATAATCCTAAAACTTTGACGTGGTCGGAAGTTTCAGGCGGTGGCGGTGCTACTGATACGACAAGTTTAAGCAATAGGATAAATTTAAAATTAAATATTAGCGATACGGCTACAATGCTTAATCCTTACTTGCGAAAAATAGACACAACAAATAAATTTGTTAGCTCAGTTACTTCGTTAAATGATACAACTATACGAGTAATTAAAGGCACAACAACAACCGATATAACAATACGTTCAAGCGCAACGGTAACAAATGCAACAAGATTAATTACAACGGTTTATAACAATAGCGGGTCGACGATTGCAAAGGGTAGTGTAGTTTATATTAACGGACGACATTCAAGTAATTACCCAACAATATTGCCAGCACAGGCAAATAATGAAGCACATTCTTATAAAACGTTTGCTTTGGTAGACGCTGATATTTTAAACAATGCAACAGGGATTGTAGTACAGGCGGGAAATATTACGGGTTTAAATTTACCTACATCAACATATACGGACGGCGATATAGTTTATTTATCTCCAACGGTTGTGGGTGGAATAACAAACGTTAAACCATTAGCACCAAATCACATTTGCAAACTTGGTAGCGTAACGAGGGCGCACCCAACACTCGGCTCTATTGAAATTAAGATTGAAAACGGTTGGCAATTAGATGAATTGAGCGACGTTTCAATAGCTTTAGTTCCTGCAGATTCTGTATTATTACAATTTAGTAGAATTGATTCATTGTGGCACGACGTGAGCGTAACAAATGCAATAGGGAATAAATACATAAAGCCAAGTGATACGGCTTCTATGTTATCACCTTACACACGCCAAAAAGATACAATCCCTATGTTTGTTTTTGGGGCGGGTAGCGGAACGGCTGGAGATACTTCTGCATTTTCTACATCATCTTTATATGGCGCGTTTTATAATACTGGAAGTGATACGATTTTAGTTACGTCTTTACAAATAGGTTTACAAGGCACATCGCCTTCTATTAATGCTACGGTTTATTATAATGATTCATTAGGAATTACAGCGGGAGCTATAAGGTTAGTAAATGCGGGAAATACGGCAACAAATATTTATGGTGGCACAACTGTAAGTTCTTTTGATAATACAAAAATTCCGCCTAATAATTGGGTTTGGGTACAAACAGGAACATTAACAACGAAGCCGACTTTTTTTGTTTTAACATTAATTGGATATAAAATTAGAAGATGAAGTTATTAATTATTTTATTATTATTTTCATTGGGAGCAAGTGGGCAAATTGTTCGTTGTCATCCTTTTTATAAACCATTATCTACTCAATTATTTTTGGATTTATACCCATCTGCGACATTGGCTGTTTCTTTAAGAAAATTAACATTAAATTATTCAGGTAGTTGTATAAGGGTAAGACGCTCAAGCGATAATACAGAACAAGACATAGGCTTTGTAAATAATTATTTAGATACTGCATCAATGAAAACTTTTGTAGGTGCTAATAATGGTTTTGTTGTTACTTGGTATGACCAAAGCGGAAGTGGTAATAATGCAACGCAAGCCACAGCCGTAACACAACCAAAAATTATAACATCAGGGGTAATTAATAGACAAGACGGAATAGCTTGTATTAATACAGCAACAAATTTATATTTAGCGACATCATCCGTTGTTTTCAATGGCGCACCATTTACATTTATATCTGCAATAGGTACGCATAATACTTCAATTAGTGCTTTTTTTGGCAATAGAAATGGAAATACTGGATATAATTATACTTGGTTAAATCCTACTTATAGTTTTTTATCTTTTGGTACTGGTGCTGCTGGTGTAGCTATAACTATAACACAAAGAACAAAACACATATCTTTTTTATCAAGAGTATCTACTACGAATAGTTTATGGATAAATTCAAGTAATACAAATAGTGCAACAAGTACATACACAAGTAGTACTTCATTGTTTTTTATAGGTAGAGGTGGAACTGTTGGAAATACGGGTACACAAGGGAATGCAAATGCAAATTTTTATGAAATAATTGGCTACGCTTCGGATAAAACAACTAATCGCACACAAATGGAAACTAATTTAAATAACTTTTATTCAATTTATTAATGTACTATATTTACAATACTTTAGAAGAATTAAAAACAATAGACGCAATTATTTGTAAAGGGGAAAATATTGGACAAAATGATACGGATATAACAAAGCAATATGCAGAATTTATAGAATTAGAAAATGAAACTTTTGCTTATATATGTGATGAAATTACAAGCAAATATATTACTGATAGAGTACCAACTAATATTTAAATTATGAATCAATACAACCCACCATTGACAGCTATTAGCGGATTTTGTGCCATTATATCTTTGTCAAATATTCAACCTATATTAACATTTATTGCGTCTTTAATTGCCATAATAAGTGGCTTATATTCTATTTATAAAAAATCAAAAAAGTAAAATTATGAGTACATTTTTAAATTTAAATTCGAGCGACTTTTTAAAAGGTTTAATTATGGCGGTTTTATCGTCTGTTATTACTGTTGTTTATCAAACTGTTGAAGCGGGGAGTTTAACGTTTGATTGGAAAGCTATTGGCACTATTGCGCTAACATCTGGACTTGCGTACATTATGAAAAATTTGTTTACTAATTCAACGGGCAAATTACTTGCAACTGAACAAAAGTAATATTGCAAGGGAGTTTAGAAAAAAATACCCAAACTTTCCGACATTAAAGTTGGCAAGGATAATGTATGCAGATAACAATTTGACGTTTAAAGACGTTGAGGATTGTAGAGGAACTTTAAGATATATTGAGGGGAAAAAAGGCGACAGGTTTAAAAAAAATGTAAAAAATACAGAATTTTATATGACTGAAAACAGAGCCAAAAACCCTTACAATTTACCCGAGTCGTACGAGGAAAAACGCGAGCCGTTTATTTTGCCTACATCGTGCAATAACATTCTTTTAATTTCCGATTTGCACATCCCTTACCACAATATTGAAGCCGTTACAATGGCTTTTGATTATGGCAAAAAAGAAAAAGTAAATACCATTTTTATTAATGGCGATTTAATAGACAACCACCAGATAAGCAAGTTTGAAAGCGACCCAAAGAAAAGAAGTGTTAAACAGGAGTTTGACGCGACAAGGGAGTTTTTAGTTCAACTTCGCAAATCGTTTCCAAAGGCGTCTATCTACTGGCTAAAAGGTAACCATTGTATTCGTTGGGAAAAGTTTTTATATTCAAAAGTGCGCGAGATATGGAACGACGATTACTTTTTTTTAGAAGAACGTTTGCAATTAAATTCAGTAGGCGTTAAAATTTTAGATGACAAAGTTTTAGTAAAGGCGGGTAAATTATCTATAACTCACGGACACCATATTTTCAAAGGAGCGTTCACACCTGTAAACCCTTCGCGTGGCGCATTTTTAAGGGCAAAGCAGTCGTTAATTGTTGGACACCTACATAGACCAAGCCACCACCCCGAAACCGATTTAGACGGCAAAATAATAAGTTGCTGGAGTACGGGTTGCCTTTGTGAGTTACGAGCGGACTATTCGCCTTTAGTTGGTAACACTATGCACGGCTTCGCTCATTTACAAATAGCTGAAGACGGCGATTATACGGTAAAAAATTATTCAATCATAAAAGGCAAATTATGTTAAAAGAAATTTTAGATAATGAAATTGAAATTGAATACGAAGATAAAAACGGCGAGTACATCGCGTCGGCTTACAATGCGCTTGGGGCTTGTGAATTTTTGGATATTGGTTTAATGGACGAAGACGAAAGGCAAACAATTAAGACCATACAATTTCAAGCGATTAACATAATTAGCGAATGTATAAATTCTATTTATTATGAAATATTTGATATTAGCCCTGACGACGATAACGATTTGGTCGTGTAACCCGAGTAAAAAACTTGACAAATTGAACGCAAAGCACCCAGAGTTATTAGCCAATTTTTGTCGCGATACGTTCCCGTGCGTAATATCAAAAGTTGAAACTATTACAAGTTTTGATACTAATTTTATAAAAATTAATTGCGCTGAATACGACTATGATTCGGCTTTTATAGACACTGTTTGGCTTACGAGTAGCTATACACAAGTAATTGATAAACCTGTTTACATTGCAAGTATTGGAAAAACAAACACAATCATTAAAACAATTAAAGATAGCGCACAAATAAGAGCGTGCGAATTAGAGTTAATCATTGTTAATAAAAAATTGAATGAATCAAAGGAATTGAATACTAAATTGCAGAATAAAGTAACGGCAAAAAATCGTTGGATATTGTGGTTTATAATAGCTTTTTTATGTGCAATTATTGGTAACATATTACAACTTAAAAAATGACAGCATCGCAAAATTGTATCAACTTAATAAAACTATTTGAGGGTTATAAACCAAAGGCGTATTTATGCCCTGCTGGAATAGTTACAATCGGCTACGGCTCGACTATGTACACAACAGGTTTAAAGATAAAATTAGGCGATACAATCAACGAGCAACAGGCGAATGAGTTATTGATGTGGGAGTTAAGAAATAAAGCGTTTTCTTTGCACGGATTAAAATTAAACCAGAATCAAATTGATTCTTTATTATCGTTTATTTATAATTTAGGAATCGGTGCGTTTGCCAAATCAACGCTCAAAAAAAAGATAGTTGTAAACCCAAACGATGCGAGTATAAAAGCGGAGTTTATGAAATGGAATAAGGCGCGAGTAGGTGGGCAATTAATGGAGTTAAAAGGATTAACACGCAGGCGAATAGCTGAAGCGGAGTTATATTTTAAAAAATAGTTTTGTTTGTTTAGTGAATATAACGGCTAAACGTTTCTACGTTATGGCTTTTTAAAGGTTTTAACCCTGAATATTTCTATATTCGGGGTTTTTTTATAAAAATTTTTTTTGACTGAAAGTCAATACATCATTGAGTTTTACCAAAACAACATAAAAAAAATAAAAAAATATTTTATTTTTATTTGGTAGAATGAAATAAAGTTGTATCTTTGATTTATCAAAACAAAATAAATAACTAAAAAACTAAACAAAATGAACACAATCGCAACAAAATTAGATTTCTCAAACGGAATGCAATCTTTAGAAACTATCTTAAACAAAATCGAAGAACTTGCAACTAATCCAGAATTTATAAAATCATCATTAGAAGTTTCTAAAAAAGTTGGAATTACCGCAAAAGAATGGAATACAAATAAAGTTGCGATATTATACAAATTTGCATCGGATATTATTTTAGGAAAATAAAAACTAAACAAATGAAACAATCTACAAAAGACGCAATCACAGTTACAATCATTATCATTCTCGCTTTACTCGGCAATTCAATTTTTAACCAACTTTAAAACTATGCTACAAAAAAGAGGGCGCAAGCCAATCCCAGAAGAACAAAAAAAGAAACCTTTAATTATCTACCTATCCGAGAATCAAATTAATTTGCTCGGCGGAAAATTAATCGCTTCAAAAATGTTACAAAACTATTCACTAACTAAACTAAAACAAAATGAAAAAAAAGCCACTATTTGAAATCATTGATTTCGTTTTAAAGGACGATAGTATTATCGTTCAAATTGATGAAAACAACTTCGTAGAAAACTCAATCGTTATTCCTGTTGATAAATTCAAAGCGTATTTAGACCGCCACGATAGGTTATATTTTGAGGCGAATGATATGAGTACAGGGCAATTATTAACACGCGCTTATACTTTGACATTTCAAAACTACTGGGACGAAATGGAGTACGAATATAGACAAGAGGACTTATACGATTTTATCAGTTGCACGTGTATTGACTTTGAAAAATCATTAAATAAAATAGAAACTAATTTACAATCAATTTTAACGCAATTTATATGGTAGTATTTTTTGTATCAATCACACTTTTAACAATTTTATTTTATGCAACAATCTTTTTTACCGAACAAACGCGAACGGAGAATAAAGAAAACAAAAGAAAAATGGAGTTTTATAATAGAGTTAATACTAAAGGAACACCGTTTATCCAAGATTATAAAGGAACATCAAACAACTAATTTTATTAAATCTTAAAACCAAACAAAATGAAATCAAACGAAATTAACGAGTTAGCAAAGGCATTAATTCTGTTTCACGTGAAATGCGAAGGGATTAAAAAAGACGCAAAAAACCCTTTCTTTAAATCAACCTACGCATCGCTTCCTAAAATTATCGAAGCCATTACAGAGCCATTAGCGGAAAGCGGATTGGCTTTAACGATGTTTCCTATTGAGGAAAACAGTTTGTATTGTTTATTAATGCACACTTCAGGTCAATGGATTGAAGCAACCTACACAATGAAACCTGTTAAAGATACGCCACAGGACAAAGGCAGTTGCATTACTTACGCACGACGTTACTGTATTAGCAGTATTTTAAACCTGCAAATTGACGACATTATGAGCGACGACGATGGCAACAAAGCGAGCGGAAAAGTAACGACTGTAAAAGATGACGGCAAAGCATGGCTAAACAAAGGAACGCCAGAATTTGAAAAAGCTATTGAATACGTTAAAGGCGGTGGATTAGTTTCAAAAATTAAAGAAAAGTATAAGTTGAATAAAGAAATTGAAACAATATTTTTAGATATAAATAAAGAGGTTAAACTATGAAATACTACGCAAAAATAAACGGCGAATATATTAATATTTTAAACCTGTATAACAATCCATTCAGGTTACGAAATTCAAAGTATGACCGCGACGCAATATGTTATACCGAAGACGAAGCCAAAATATTAAAACACGTATATCCTGAAATTCAATTAGAAATTTTTAAACTTTATAAAAGAGAAAGCTATGCTACCAGAAATAAACGAACAAATCAGTAAAGCAAACATTCAGTATTTAGCAAACAAAGTAGTTGATAATGTATGCCTAACGGGTAACATTATTAAACTTGCGGAAAATCTTGCTAAAATGGATTTTCTAATTAAAGAAATAAAAGAAAATGATAATTACAAAGATTACATTTTAAACGAGGTTAGCAAGTACGGCAAAACGCACGTTACCGAATCAGGTACAAAATTAGAAGTTGCCGAAGTTGGCACTAAATACGACTACTCGTTAACCAATGATTTAGAATTAAAAGAACTTGAAGAACAAAAGGCGATAATTGATTTTAAGATTAAAGAACGCCAGACGTTTTTAAAGGCTTTAAAACACCCTATGGAAGTGTTATTTGCTGACGAATTAATAACTTTACATCCACCATTTAAAACATCAACAACAAGCGTTAAAACAACGATTAGCAAATAATGTATATCATAAACGACGTCGTTAGCTACAACCGAAAAACAACCTACGCAAAGAGTGGGGATAAAGTAAAAATTATTGCAGATTTTGTAACAGTTGCAATAGTTGAAAACGAAAAGAGTGTACGATTCCCCACTCTATTTTTAAACCTTTCAAAAATAAAAAAATGATACTTTGTACACCTTGCGTTGAACACCCTTTGGAATCGCCTATTGTTGATTTAAATCATTTTGAAATAATACGCAAAGCGTGTGAATATTTAAAATTAAAAGAATCGGACGTATTGAGCAAATGCAGAAAAAGTGAATTTGTAATTGCTCGAATGATTATCGTTAATTTGCTAATAAATCAAAAATCTTTTTATTATAGTTTAACACGTATCGCGGAAATATTAGGTAAGCGCGACCATTCAACAATTATCTATAACCGCGACGAGTTTAGGAACTGGTTGAACACAGATGAATCGATGCAAACTTTATTAAAAAATACTCATTTGCACGTTTTTAATTCTTTGCGTTATTATAATTTTTAGTATATTTGTGTACAATTTCGTTGCGAAGTAGAAGCCGAAACGAAATATTTATTTCAAACTTTAAAGGGTTTGTGTTGCTTCTACCAACGCAGACCTTTTTTTATTTTATGGCTATAGAAACATTATACAAATGCGAATTAGACAAAAGAGCATATTTGCAATTAACAGAAACAAATTCTCAAAAAGGGAATTTAACAATTATACAAACAGACCATGATATTTCAAGTATGGTTGTTTTGACAAAAAACGATGTAAAAAAATTAATACAAGAATTAAACGAATGGGTAAATTTATAAATTATGAAAAAAAATACTTACTATTTTTCACACGATTACAACTCCAGAAACGATACAAAAATTTTGTTTTTGCGAATGCAGTTAGGAATGGAGGGATATGGCATTTATTGGTATTTAATCGAATCGCTTGCCGAATCTGGAGGAACTTTGCCTTTGCAATTAATTCCTGTGTTGGCTATGCAAATGCACACTACTGAAGCCAAAGTAAATGCAGTTGTTAATGTATTCGGTTTGTTTGAAATTACTGATGAACAATTTTTTAGTTTACGTCTAAACGACCATTTAGAAAAGGTAAATCAAATTAAATTGAGCGCTTCGCAACGTGGAAAGTTAAGCGCGGAGAAAAGAAAATCAACTAAAATTCAACTACCTGTTGAACACGCTGTTGAACAACCTGTTGAACAAAGGAAAGAAAAGGAAAGGAAAGTAAATAAAACTATTATTACTAATAGTTTTAGTGAAGATTTTTTAAAAGATTGGAATACGTGGATTGATTATAAAAAAACAAATCATAAATTCACATACAAAACTATTGAATCGGAACAAATCGCATTTAACCACCTTTACAAATTATCAAACGAAAATCAGATTACCGCGCGCGAAATAATTAACGTATCAATCGCAAACGGCTACAAAGGATTATTTGAACTTAAAACAAATCAAAATGCAAAACCTACCAACCAACAACTTATGCACGACTACGCAAACCGCTGGGCAAATGGTATGCCAGACCTTGACGAAAATTACCAACTTATCCAACGCTGATTTAATGCCGATGTTTAACAGGATATTTTTATTAATCGGGTTACGCAAATCACAATTCCCTGCGCCTGAAGAAGATATTTTTAACGTGGCTTTTATCAAAAAAAACTTTGGGCATAAAAATACAAATGAAATAATTGAGGCTTTTGAGTTGGCAGTTACGGGAAAACTTGACGTTGATGTCAAACACTACGACCAATTTACGCTACCGTACTTTTGCAAGATTATGGACGCTTACCGAATTTTTAACAATGAGCGCATACTCGCAACGCCACCGCCTAAATTAAAAGAAATCGCTTACCAGATGACAGACGAAGAGCGGTTAAATGAAATCGAAGATTGGCGTAAAAAAGATTATGATTTTAAAATTTTACCTTTGTACTTGTATGATTGGCTTTTAAAATACTCTCTACACGCTATTACAGACGATTTAAAGGCTGATTATTATCAAAGGGCGGTAAGAGTACACGAAAACGAATTAAGGCGAAATTTTGAACTGTTTGGCGAAAAGCAACCGTACGCAGATTATTTAAAATTAAAGGCAAATAATTTTGAGAATATCAGCGACAAATATTTAAACACAATAACCAATATTTTTAAACGAATTTTTATAAATGAATATCTTAAACTAAACAAAAATGAAAACATTTAAAGTACCATTTGCATTTGATAACGACGGCAATGTTATTGATATAGATACAGCGGAAAAACAAAAAATTTATTATTGCAGTTGCGGAAGCGAAGTAAAATTAAGAGGTGGCGAAATATACCAAAACCATTTTTACCATATTACTGAAAAGGAATGTTCGTTGGAATCTTCAATACATAAAGCGTATAAATCAGTATTTAAAGATTTAAAAACTTTAAAACTACCATTTGAAGTAAACGGCTCAAATGTATTAAATTTTGACAGCGTATTACTCGAAAAACAAATAGACGATTTTATTCCAGATGCGATTGGAATTATAGGAGATAAAAAACATTTAATTGAATTTGCAAAAACATCTTACATCGGGGAGCGCAAAGAAAATAAAATAAAAAAAAGTAATTTATTTTGCATTGAAATAGATATAATAAAAACAGTTACAACTATTGATGAAATTAAGGGGCATTTATTAAGCGAAGATTATTACAAACACATTGTACATATTCCAGAATATGAAGAAATGAAAGCCTTAAAAGAAAATTACAAATATGAATATTTGAAATTAAAACATAAATTAGATGAGGCTGAATATAAATTAGCAAAATATCAAAACACAAAAAATAATATTAAAAATAATGATTTTTCTTTATTTTATAAATGCGATTGCAAAAATGGCGCTAAAATGTATGTTGGAAAATTAGATAATGGAATTGAGGTTGTAGGATTTCAGCACAAAGGATTATTTAATTTAAAAATTAAAAACTAATGAATTTTAGCGATAACACTTTTTCACTTGCAAAAGCATTGCACCACATCAACAACGCCAAGATATATTTTGAGGACGTTAAACGCGACTGCGCTTCATCAACAAAAGATTTATTTAACTCGTACATTATAAAATGCGACATTATAATAAATTCAATAGACCATAAATTAACGCCTATAAACAGGGCGATATTAAAAAAAGAGTTGGCGGATTCATTTATAATTGAAAGCATTAACGATAAAATAATTTATCTAAATGAAGAACAGCGCAACGAAGTAGAAACTTTTATTGATAACTTTATTAAACAAAATAAAAAATGAAACAAACAGCAGTTGAATGGTTTTTTAATGAATTAAAAAGAATGAATTATTTTATTGGTAATGATATGTATGAAGCATACAAACAAGCCAAAGAAATGCACAAACAAGAAATAATAGATGCTCACGTTTCAGGTTATGATTGTTCAGGAGAAAGTGGAGAAGATTACTACAATACAATTTATGATAAAACGAACGGATAGCAACCACGCCGAAATAATAAAAGCACTTCGCAAAATTCCAAACTTAAGCGTATTTAGTACGCACGAAGTGGGTAAAGGATTTCCAGATATTGTTATAGGTTACAAAGGCATAAATTATTTAATAGAAATTAAGGACGGGAAAAAATCCCCATCAGCGAGAAAATTAACCGACGCAGAAATAGAATTTCATTTAAATTGGAAAGGGCAAACAGCCGTTATAAAAAATTTTGATGAATTATTGGAAATTATATTATAACTTTATTTTGTGAATTGTAACGACATCATAACGCAGTTGTATAACAATGACAAGATAAACGAACTTATCGGGAAAATGCAACCCGCAGAACTTCGAGAAGATTTAAAACAGGAACTGGCTATTGTGTTGCTCGAATATGATTGCAAAGAA